AAATCAAAAAACGCATCTGCAGATGTAAACTCTTTTGGTGTGTTAGGGTCCATGAGCCGTGCTTCAAGGCCCGAGTAAAACACAGATTCAGCAGTTTCTGGCGAATCAATGATGCTATCGCCGACTTTCTTTTCAGCATTTTGTAAATTACTTTTCTCACCTTTGCTAAATTTTTGTGCTAACATTTTAAATTTATCTACGGCGGCTATGCCCCACAAAGGAACTTTACCAAACAGTCCTGCCATTTGAACCTCTGGCATCTGTTCACTTGTAGTTGGTTTTAAACTTGCATCTTCAAAAAGGGATTCTAATTCATCAGTGCTCATGTAAGCTGGATCGTTTTGTATTTCTGTTACATCAACATCACCACCAACTGAATAATTAGGACCCTCCAAAACTTTTTCTGGATCGAGTTTTTGTCTATCTGGAACTAAATCAGATTTTTGTTTTTCCATAAAATCATTTATTGTTAGTAAAATACTTGGTCCATATTTTGTTGACATTTTTTCTAAAAATTTTCTAAAAGGAATTCCTGCAGCAGTAGCAATTTCAAAAGGCCCTGCCGCCGCCGCTATGGTATCAACCACAGTTTCAGAAGCAACTATCTCTTCAGGAGTTTGACCTTGCTCTAACTTTTCAGCTCTACTTTCAAAAACTTTTCCTGCATGTCCAAAAAGACCGTCCATAATATTTAATCCTAATCTAGGAAATGTTTGTGCTTGCTCTGTTAATTTTTCTATTAAAGTATCTTCTGTGCTCTCATCCATCTCCTTAAAAGTAGGAACAGAGTCTTGAAATTTTTTAAGTGATAAGGTGTTAAATATATTTGCTAAAGCTTCGTTAGCAAATATATCTGTTTTTCTTTTAGCCTCTCGTATAGCCTCAGTTCTTTCTTCATCAGTAAGTGTTCTTCCTCCTAAAGTCTCAGGAGAAAGGCCTACTTTAGATTTTAATATATCATCAATTGTTGCTAAAAAATCAGACATTATCGTATTCTAACACTTCTTCGATAGAAGCGATACCCCCATCTTGCATTCCAGCAGGTCCTTTTGTTTCTGAAACAAAACCATATATTCTTGATAAAGGAGATTCTGATCCTCCTATTGGATCAATTATTTCAGTCGTAATTTTATTATCAATCATTTTTTGTTCTATGTTCGCAATATTTGATTTACCTGTTTTATAATAGTCTAATATTGCATTATAAAGTTCTGTTTCTAGTTCAGGTTGAAGTTTTACATTTTGTTCAGCAGTTAACAGTTTTAGTCTTGCTGGATCTGCCCCGCCAAACTCCACGGCATCCGACATGTATATGTTTGGAGAATCAAAAGCTGCACCTTTTTGAACTTTTACTGTTGGAGGTTCATCAATTTGTCTAAATATTTTAAAAGGATCTGGAACAGTTGAATGAAGCATATGTGATAACTGAGTTCCTTTAGGAGCATTTTTTTGCATATTTCTAAATTCTAAATAACCTTTAAAATCAGGATCATTTTTTCTGTAATAATTTTTTGAGGTAGGTGTAAAATAATCTACATCATCTAAAAAACTTAAAAAAGTATCTACATCTTGAATTGGCTTACCTGTTCTAAAATCATCAGGTCTTGATCTAAATAAATCAAAAATAAATTTATCGTCCATTGCTAAATTTATTTTTTCTTTTGTCTCCAAATCCACTTGTCTAAAATCATTTCTAAATCTTTTTCTTAAATATTGTTCTTCAAACTTACTAATTTTTTTAATATTATCTGGAAGTCCTACTTGATTTCTAATACTCTCTCTGTAAGTCGCATTATGATATGTGTTATTAATATCAAATTGATTGAATAGTTTTGGATACCTTTCCTGTAAAATTGGCATAATTTTTTTATATTCAAATGGTTTACCACCCATTGATATTACTTCTTTATAACTTCCATCAGGTTGTTTTTGATTAACTCTAGGAGCTTTTGAAATCATTTCATCAGCAAGTTCTTTAAAAGCTGCTTGCATTTCTTTTTTTCCTGGAGTGAATAAATTTTTTGTCTGGTTCCATCTTTCAAGTATAGCTTTTTGAATATTACCTTTTACAAGACCTCCTTGAGAGCTCATGGTCTTGGCTGCTTTTTTGTCAGCCTTTGTTATAAATCCATCTGTCGTAGCTCTTAATTGAAGCTTGTCAAATTTATTTTTTCCTATTTCTTTTTTAAAATCTGAAAGACCTTGAACATCTTTATCATCTATAAATTTTCTATAAACCTCAGCAAAAGTTTCCATAAAATTATCATATTGCTCTCCTAGATATTTTTTATAACCTGCCTTTTTTGGCATACTTTTTAAAACATCGTATAGAAGAGCAATCTTGCTTGCGATTGTGCTAATCATTTTTTTTAATTACTTTGTAATTTTTTTTACGTCTGTCCGCAGCTTCTAATAATTTTATTTCTCTCAACATCTTTTGTGTCATTAGATCAAATTCCGATCTAAGTAACAAACTAGAGGCAGATGTCACACCTGGTATATTTTTTGGTCCTTCTATTTTGCTCATCAGTAATATTCCCTTGGTTCAATATATTTAGGATCATTCACATAATCAGATTCTAATTGTATGAAGTTTCCTTGCCTGAAACGCAACAACGCTTGTGTTGTTGAATCGACTAAATCGTCATGATCACCATACGGGAAAGCTGCACATTCTTCAATAACTTCTTCTGCCCACCTATCATCAGTACACCATACCTGTCCTGCTTCGAAAATGGGAGCTACGGAGTTAACACGAACGTGCTTATCATTGCCCTTACTAGGCGTATAAGTAACTACTGGAATCCCAACTTGCCGTAGCTCTTGTGTTAAAGGCATACCAGAAGCTTTGGCTTCGATCAAGATTGTTTCGGGTTCCCAGTACCTGTATTCTTCTAACGCTATCTCTTTTAACTCAGGAAAATCCCAACGACCCTTTTTCATGTCAAGAAGTATGATGTGCGGTGAGCCGTGTTCTATTGGTCTAAAAACTCCCCAAGTTGTAATAGCTGAGTAGTCTGCTGTCTCTCGTTTACTAAAAGCTGTATCATAACTTTGAATCACGTGCATCAGATTAGGTATCTTTTCCTTACCCCACATCTGCCACCACTCACGTTTTATAATAGATCCTTCTTCTGATGTTGGTGCTTGTTGCCATTGTGCTTGCCACTTTTGCTCGGATAGCGAAGCTTTAACACCCTCTAGTTCTGATAGCTTCCAAAACTCAGGCCACAAAGGATTATCATTCAAGATCGCAGGAAACTCAACCACGTCCCACTGATCGGCATTTTCGTTAGATTGTGCATTTAATAATTTACCTGTCAGATCTTTTGTTGACCACCTTGTCATGACCACGACTATTGAGCCACCAGGTTGTAAACGTTGCCTTGGTCCAGATGTGTACCATTCGTAAGCGTTGTCTAGAGCTGATTGTGATAGTGCATCTTGTTCCGAGTGCGGATCATCAATAATCAGTAAGTCTGCGCCACGTCCCGTGATTGCACCACCGACACCAGCAGCAAAGTATTCGCCACCTTTGTTTGTCGTAAAACGGCCCGCAGCCTTAGAATCTTGAGATAATGTAACATTTGGAAATATTTCTTTAAATTCTTCTTGGTCGAATAAATTACGAACTTTTCTACCAAAGTTATAAGATAGCTCAGCTGTGTGAGTAGTTTGAATAATTTTTAGCTTAGGATTCCTGCCCATCATCCACGCAGGGAACAAATGTGAAGCAAATTCAGATTTTGTATGACGTGGTGGCATGTTTACAATTAATCGTTTAATCTTTCCACGTGAAACATCCTCTAATTTTTGTGCAAAAATTTTGTGATGTGAACCTGCTATAAAGTCAGGCCAAACTTTTTTTACAAATGTAAGGTAGGTGGAACGGGACTCCTCTGCCACTTTTATTTGCAACTTTCTTAATTCGTATTTCAAAACCTCGGTTGGTATTTCTGTCATAATCCAAAAAGTTATATCATAATCTTCGTTTGTGTAAAACTTAGCTTTACAGCTAAGTGCTGTGTGCAAACCCCAAATTGGGTGTGGTGGGGGTAGCTTGGCGACTAAACCTAGTATGTCAGACGTTTTAAGTACCTAGATGTTGTTTGGTGATGGTAAACCTGACTGGTTAAGCGAGAGCTTCGTAACACGCCCGTCTGGAAGATCTGGTGATTGGACATAAAAAAAGGGCTGATAAACAGCCCTTCTTACCAGCCCACGTGGATAAACTTACCTTCTTGGTAAGTGTTCGGCTAGTCTTGACATGATACGTTGACCCCACTCTTTGACATAACTAGGACAGTTAGGGTCAAGAATAATAGTTTCAACTTCACTTTCAAGAACTTTATAAAGTCCTTTCCAATTAATATTATCAGTATGTTGCTGATTAGTAATCGGTTGGTCTGTTGGATTAGTTACACCGAACTGTTGGCTAACTAATTGCAACTGACGAGATAAGTAGTCATCATTATCTGGCATTGTGATTTTTCCTTTCTAATTAAATTAATACTCCCATTCTATTTTATAATCAAGAACTTTCGAAAACTATTTTTTACTTGACAAACTCGCCAGCACGGGGTGTGCCACTTCCTTATATATGTATGTGTACCTTGTTAATAGCCAATGGAATGGAATGGACTTTTAAACTTACGTTAGTGCCACGCCCACTAAAAAGTAAACTTTATGTGTACACAAAAAATTGTTAAGGCATTTGTGACACTAACGTAAATTTGGCAGGGAAGAAACAAGCTAGTCAAACGAGCAAGACACCCTGCCTTTGTCCGTATATATCTCCTGCTTTCTTGTTTCCAAGTGGGCGACCGAAGTCGCCCACAAACTAACTAGGCAATTTATCGGTACTAGTTAGCTGTTCTTTTGTTTGTTCTCTACTTACTTTAATGTGAAGTATGCTACCTGCCATTGAACTTATTTCATAAGCCATTGGGCATTTATCTAGCCATGCGAGTATAACTCGCATGGTATCTGTTTCAGACATTTCACTCATGCTGAGATCCTAAAGTCTGCAACTTCTTCAATCGTTGCTTTTTTATTCTTGCGAACTGTTGCCTCCTCTTTAGGCAACGCTTGTATTTGTTTATATTGCGTTGGCACTTTGCATTTATGGTATTCCAACTCGCCAAGTTTTTCTTTAACCAAACTCGTGTCAACCTTAACGGATAATTTTTGCGATACATGAATAGAGTAATCCTTTCCATGCAATAGGTTTGCATTTTCACTAACTCCCATATCGAGTATAATATTACGATTTACTTTTATGAAGTCGTCTAATACTTTCTTCATTGTTAAGGCACGACCATAAGCGTCTATGATTGCCTGTTTATTTTTCTTGCTAACACTAGCAACTGATTGGTGTGCTTTCTCTAGCACTTCTAATATATTAACTGATTTTGACATTTTAGTTTTCCTTTCGTCTTTCTGTTAATTATCCCTTTATATCCCATTTCATTTTAATTGTCAAATCTTTTTTTCCACACGAAGTTCCATGCTCTGCGTCCACACCCCGTGCTGACTGTATATATTATACTTAGCACTAGGGTTACCAATGGAATGGAATGGAGAGTGGAAACTCACCAGAGTCCCAGCCACAAGTACCAGACCATGAAGACGAAGACTGCCAAGTACGGGTGATGCGCAGCAGCCAGTGCAGCAACAATCCAAATCATCCATGCCCCCTTCCATCTATTAGAGTTTCGAATGCATCGTGCCCATCAAGGTTGGTGACATCCAGCTTGGCCCCGTCCATCCAGTCCATAAACCAGTACTCTACCCGATGTAGTTCGCCGTGCTCATTTACGAATCCACGAAGCTCGTCACTGGGCCCACCCCAGCTGAACTGCCAGCGCCAGTATCCTTCCAATTGGTCAGTGAATGTATGCGGTTCTACGTAGTCGAATGCGAGCCCTTCAAAATTCCACTGTTGCAAATCTTCTCGCCTCAGCTTCCACTGTTCTTGAATGCGCTCTGCGCATGTCCTGCGGTAATCTCTTTTATAATTAACTTTCATCTCCATGTTTCTTCCTTTCTAATGGGATCGGCCTTCTGCCTCTAGGGTAAACCCCTGTGACGACCGACCCCGTGCGCAGGGACGGCTAGACGGCTGGCAAAGATCTATTCTAGCTTGGACAGGAATTACCTGACAGGCCTCGTCCTATGCGCAGGGACGCCAGACGCCTCTCTTATTCTAATCTGGATTGGACAGGAGCTACCTGACTGGGCTCGTCCCCTAATAACTATATAGTCCCATCTTATTCGATAGTCAAGGGCAAAATGAAAATTATTTTTCACACGGCATCTCCGTCAGCAGGGTGGGCTGCACCATTCCTCTACCTTATGTAACGGGAAGTAACGGTTAACAATGGAAATGGAGATCCTGGTGAGCTGCACCAGCTGCGGGGGAAGCTAAAGATCCCTATTACTATCGTAGGTGATTGGCCTCTGCCAATGGGGAATGGAGAAGGTAGTCTCGCAGCTCGTCCCAGGCAGCTGGGGATGCTGGAAGACGCATCTTTTTTCTTGGCACTGTGCCAATTGACAATGGAGAGTGAAGCAATGCAGAAGAAAAAGTGTAGAGTGCCCTCTCTCCGAGGTGCTGAAGCATAATAAATGATCTGCCTCCTTGCAAATAATGGTTATAAAGCCAGTTTTTTTGAAAGGGGGATAAATTAATTTTATTACTCCTAGTTACTTTTAATTCCACAAAAACACTGATTCCGTCATGGATGCCGTAAACATCTGGAACACCTGGCATTGCCCAAGATTCCAACCTAGTCCAGTGGATACTCGGTATGTTTTTCTTAACCAACTGCCAAAGTTTAGACTCTGATTTCACTTGGCGATCCCAGTAGGATTCGAACCTACGACCCAATCATTAAAAGTGATTTGCTCTACCATCTGAGCTATGGGATCAGTATATCCAGCCATACCAAATAAAATAAACTATTAAAAGTGACAGAAGTGATAATTTAATATTGTTTAATAATAAAACAAAACCAATCAATACAACGACCCAAATCATGGTGCATTCTTCATCAATTCTTGTAGTTTCCAATACCACAACAACCGAAACTCGAAATGCTCAGCATGTATCATAGCATGTCTTAACCAACCTACACGATTCCAAAATAATTGATCTTCAGTCATTTTGATTCAGTATAATCTTTTATCCAATTCCACTCACCCTCACTACCTTTATCTTGTTCTGTAACATAGGCATCAATCATGTTAGCAATAAATTTAAACTCATCCTCTGGTGTTTGATCTGTGTTATTCCAATCTAACTTACCATTGGTCTTACAAATACCAGAAACAGTTTGTAACATTAGAATAGGTGTCATCTTTTGTAATAGCTTCACTTCTCCTCCTTAACATTAATTAGTAACTCAACCTTTTTATCAGACCACCCACCAGTAACAGTCTCAAACCACTGCTCTAGCAAAGGCACTAACTTTTTTAATTCAATACCATCATTACCATCAAGACTATCAAGTAACTGATTCTTTTTATCTTTACCATTAGTCCACTTAGTACCAATATTATTAACAACGTATTTATCTATATGCATAACTTTCTCCTTTTTTTGCCGAAGGGAACTAGCTCGGCTACTAACAGTGAGTTTATATATAGGCTCCTCTGATTCCTAAAACATGTATAATCCCAACTAATCTTATAGTCAAGACTTATTTTCTAATTCTTTTACTTCTTCAAAAGTGCTTTCAATACTGTATTGTTCTTTCAAATCCTGTAGCTTCTTTTCAACTTCTTCTCTGGACATTGAATCTATCGTGCCTGTAAGAATCTCTTTCTTGTCAACATACAAACCTGCTATCTGACCACGCCTGGTCTCTGCTGCAACGGCTGCATTATAATTACCAGCGGCAGATGCCTGATCTCTAATTCTTGCCAATGTAGAAAGAGAACGTTCTTGACTACATTTGTACCTTTCTACTGATGCACGTCTTTCTGCATCAATTGCCCTTGCAACCAAAGGATACCTATCGGGATTCTGCAGTTCTGAAGCTCTGACTTTTGCTGAACCTGCTGCATACCCAGCCTCAATTGCACATTGAGTTGCTGTTTTCAAACCCTCGGAATGGACAAACAAAAGAATAAATTTGCGCTGCTTCTGTGTAATATTTCTATCAAACAGTAGGTCAGACAATGCTTCTGGCAATGGAGTTTCTGTTAAATCGTTCATTTCAATAGATGTTTTTTACAAGATAATATATTTTTACCAGAAAACCTACAAAAATCGAGTTTTCTTTGTATTTTGTTACTTCTTGTTACCTATAAAATTACCTCTAGGTAATCTAAAAAGCTAAGTATTCTGCTACTTGTTACCTTGTTACCTTGTTACCTGGTAGTCTAATAAAATAAAATGTATAACTACTTGGTAGAAAACATCTATAGAAACAGGTGTTTAAGCAAAAAACTTAGGATCATGCTTGATTAAGTGCATTACCTTGTCTAATGCTCTTGTTCCTTCAGACATGATAACATCCCATTCTTCTATGGTGTACGTTCTATTAAAAATTTTGTTAAAAAATTCAACAGAAACGTGCCCACAATTAGTGCACTTGTTAACCTTTTTTACTGGGCTTTTTGGTAGTTCGATGGACATAGCGTTTAATCCTTTGTAATGGGAATAAAACTACATTACTTGGCAGTTTTTTCCTAAAATATATTGAGTCCATTATTTTCATGTTTTCAATCCGTTCATACTGATTGGTCCGTGAGGCGAGGATCGTGTCCAGTAAGTCTCTTTGCTTCAGTATTTCTTCGTGATTCATTATCTTTTAGGTGGTAACCCTAATTTAGGTTTAATTGTTTTGGGTTTATTTCTATCATCCATGATTTTTTTACCTAATAATCCTGCACCAGCCCCACCTGTTAAAGCTAGACCTATTGTGAGCGCTGGATCATTAGTTGATTTTCTTTTACCGCCTCTTATAGTTTTTCTTCTATTTTTGAATTTTTTAACATCTCGTAAAGACTTTTTACTGCCCATTTTAGTGAGAGATGTACCCTTTTTTTGTAATGCTTTACCAACACCTTTTAAAGCTATTCCTGCTCCTCTAACTACTAATCCTAACATTATTTATCCCTTTTTGGCTTTTTCTTTGGGACAATCTTAGGTTTTCCCGCACCTTGAGGTATTCTATCTACTCTATCAATTAATTTTTTTCTTTTTCTTTTTCTC